TATAACATAAAACAAAATACTGGTGAAGCTAAAAGGTTAGATATATTGTTAAACAAAACCAGAGAAGAAATAGCACGAGACTACGTAACAAAACAAGAACTTAAAGATGACATGTCTAGACTAATGGACAGGCTAGAAAAACTTGACGAAAAGCTTGACAAACTCTTTGAAGTCAAGTAAAATACAATCTTGAATGGAAAATAATTATGGCTAAAAAACAAAAAGCAAAAAGAACTAAAAAGTATTCTGGTGGCAGAGCTAGAGCTATGAGTGATAGACAAGACTATCGTAAAGGTGGTCGTGTTAGTTTTGATGTTGGAGGAGTAAATTCAGGATTTGATGAATATGGTGAAGATTACTATGAAGATAGAGGAAGAGGAAGAGGTAATAATCGAGGTGCAGGAAATAATAATACCTATACTGGAGAAACTGCAGAAGAAAGAGCTGCACGATTAGCTGCAGCAGAAGCTGCTAGAATAGCTGCAGAAGAAGAAGCTGCTAGATTAGCTGCAGAAAAAGCTGCGAAAGAAGCTGCAGAAGCTCAAGCTGCTGGAGAAACCACAGAACAAAAACAAGCTACTAGAACAAGAGTAGAAGAAGGAATGCAAGGTAAAGTTCCTGATGCTGCTAAGATACCTGATGCAGAAAAGATTGATTCAACTATTGCACAGAAGACTACCACTATGGCAGAGCCTACTGATGCACAAACTTTTAAAGCTTCAGACCAGCCTAAAGAAGCAGTAGCCACCTCAACTGCTGCACAAGCTGATGAAACTATTGGTCAAGATTTAAAAGCTAACACAATGCAAGACATTGCTACAGTTGGTGATAAAGATGTAGCTGTTGATGCTGCACAAGGTAGAGTTACTCAAGGTCCAATAAAAGATATACAAGGTGAAATAACAGGTGATGTTAAATTTGCTAGTGTTGACACAGTAAAAGCAGAAGCTGCTAAAGCTAAAAATGTAGAAGACATATTAACAGGAACATATTTAGTTGATGAAGTTGAAGGAGAAGACACTACAGTTAATTCAACTCCTGATGCTGAAAGACAAGAACGTGAAACTATACTAGGTGAACCAGCTCCTGATGGAGTTGCTGCAGCGATTAATGATACTGTTGGTTATACAGCAGCTAAACAAAGACCTGTAAAAGGACAAGCTGCTCAGAGTGCTGCTGCAAATATGATTGCAGAGACTGCAGACTTACCACCAGAAATATCATCTGCTATTGTTCAAGACCCTGCAACTGTTACAGCTCAGATAGATAATGAACCAGTAGAAGTACAAGCTGCAGTTGCTGCTTTACCTACAGAAGCGTTAGTATCTTCACAGATGGAAAGCTTACTAGGTGGTATGGAAGATGGTGAAGTTCCAGCATGGGCAAAACCTGCTGTTGATGCAGTTAATGCTGGTATGGCTCAAAGAGGTCTTAGTGTTTCTACTGTAGGTAGAGATGCTTTATTTAATGCTATTATTCAAAGTGCTTTACCAATGGCACAGAGTAATGCCACAGCTCTACAACAAAGAGCTACACAAAATTTAAGTAATCAGCAACAGGCTAACTTGCAAGAAGCTACTCAAGCTCAACAATTAAAATTAGCAAACTTAGCAAATCGTCAAAGTGCTGAAAGTCAAACAGCTCAAATGTCTCAGCAAATGAAAGTTATGCAGAGTCAGTTTGACCAACAAGCTGTAATGACAACTGCTGACCAACAGCAACAAACACGAACACAAAACTTACAGAACCAACAACAAGCTGCTGTTATTCAATCACAGAATGAGCAACAGATGCGTATGCAAAATCTGGGCAATGAGCAACAGGTTGAAATGGCAGAGCTTCAAATAGAAGCTAATGTTGAAGGTGCTAACCAAGCTGCAGAGAATCAAGAAAAGATAGCAGAGATGCAAGTAGCTGCAGACTTCTTATCTAAGAATGCTGCGTTTAAACAACAGATGGATGTTGCTAATTTAAGTAATGACCAACAAATGCGATTGGCTAATTTATCTTCACGTAACTTAGCTGCTAGTGAAACATTAAGTAATGCAGAGAAAACAGAACTTGCAAATCTTAATAAGACTATGCAGACCAATCAGCTTCAAGCACAAATAGCTAGTCAAATGAATTTGGCTCAACTTAATGTTGACCAACAATCAGCTATCCAAAATGCTACTACAAAAGCAAACATGGATATGACTAAGTTTAATGCTGCTCAACAAGTTGAATTAGCTAATAGTAAATTTATGCAGACTGTAGCTCTTACAGATATGAATGCAGAGCAACAAGCAATTATGCAGAATGCAACTGCAATGGCTTCAATGGATTTAGCAAACTTATCTACAAGAGAAAGACTAGCTGTTACTAATGCTCAGAACTTCTTAGCAATGGATATGGCTAATCTTAATAACAATCAACAAGCTAACATGATGAAAGCTCAACAAGAGCAACAAAGACTGTTATCTGACCAAGCATCTATTAATGCAGCTAAACAATTTAATGCTTCAAGTCAGAATCAAACAGACCAGTTTATGGCTAGTATGGCTGCACAGATGAATCAGTATAATACTAATCAAACTAATTCTATGGCTCAGTTCAATGATAGTCAAACTAATGCTGCTGCTGCTAGAGATTCTCAAAGAGCTGCAGATGTTGAGAAGTTTAATACTCAACTTGCAACTCAGGTAGACCAGTTTAATGCAAACCAAGACTTTGCAAGGAATCAATGGAATGCACAGAACGAAGCTATTGTTGAACAATCAAATGTAGAGTGGAGGCGTAAATCCAATACTGCTAATACTGCTGCACAAAATGCTATCAATATGCAGAATGCACAGAATGCATTTAATATGTCACAAACTTCTATGTCATTTTTATGGCAAGAAATGAGAGACCAAGCCGACTATGATTTTAGAGAAGGTGAAAATGAAAAAAATAGAATATCACAAATTGTAAATACTGCACTAGCTTCAGACCCTTCTAAGTATGGTGGTAGTTTAAAAAATATACAAGATTTAATCGGAGCAATAACAGGAGACCTATTCGGATAACGGAGAAATATTATGGGATTATTTAAATCAATTAAAAAAGCTTTTAAGAAAGTTGTTAAGGGCGTAAAGAAAGTCGTTAAGAAAGTTGTTAAAGGCGTTAAGAAAGTCGTAAAAAAAATAGGCTCAAGTAAAATACTCAAAGCATTAGCTATTGCTGCTGCAGTCGTAGTGACAGGAGGTGCAGCTCTTGGAGCATTTGGAGGCTCGTTAGCTACATCTACTGTAGGTAGTTGGATGGTAGGGGCTAGTCAAAGCGTATTAGGTGGTACATTGTTTGGTACAGGTGCTACTGGTTTTGCTGGTGCAATGCAAACAGTTGGTAACTTTGCTACTAAAATGATTGCTAAACCATTTGGTGCTGTAGGTACTGCTGCAGGAAATGTTGCAGGAGCTGTCACAGACTTTACAGGTTTAACAAGTAAAGCAGGTAGAATGGGTTATACGGAAACTGGTGGTGTATTTAGTGCCAATGCTGATGCTACATTCAAAGCTGGAGAATTAAAAGGTACACAATTAGCAGATTACAAAGCTGCTACAACGGGTACATATGTTAATTCTGCTGGTCAAGTTACAGCTCTTCCTACTGGACAAGTTTTAACAGGTGGTCAATTAACAAATATGAATGCTGAACAATTAAAAGCTGCTGGATTTGACCCTGCTACTTTTAGTGTAGGAGAAACAGGAGAAATTATTGAAACTGCTACTGGTAAAGCTGTGAATGCTGCTTCTAGTGACTACTTAACTGGTAATAAGTGGGGAGACTTTGCACTTAAAACTGGAACAGGAGTTGCTGCAAGTGTAGCTAGTGGTTATGCTCAATCTGAATTAATGTCAGGAGAAGCTAGTGGAACTATGACTGGATTATCTAATGAGTCTAAAGAATATCAAGATGCATTAAAAGTTTATGCTGATGGTGCTGGATTTAATATGGGAGATATTTATGGTCAAATGACTTATGGAACAGCAGACCCAGTTTATCAAATTAATTCAGAATTATATAGGCAACAAACTGTTGGTATGCCTGAAATGGCAGGGAGTTATGCATGAGCCAAGTAAAGAAAAGAAATCCAAAACCAATTATATCTAGTAGCTTAAGTGAAGCTTCTGGAGGAATTGTTTTAGATGCTTTAGATGCAGGATTTGATATTGATGATTTTCAATTAAATCCAAATACAGGTAGTCCTAAACAACTTAGAGGTGAACAAAGATTTAGTCAAGAAGGATTAGATGAAATTGTAGACTTGTCTGGTAAGGGAGGAGCTTTGCCGGGACAGTCATTAATGAATGACCCTGAACAATCTTATCCTTGGGAGAAACCTGCAAAGTTTGCAAATCCTAGAGAAGCATTAGATGTTATTGTTGGTGAAATACTACAACCAGAACCTATGCAAAATATTGTTGGTGCTTTAGCTAATGGTGCAGCAGTTGCAGATTTATCTATTGCTGTGTTATATGCTAAATTTTCAACAGGAGACATAAATCCTGATACTATGTTATTATTAGTAGAGCCTGTTATGTACATAATGATGGCAATAGGTGAAGAAGCTAATATTAAATATAATATCGAAGGTAATGATTTAGATGAATTTGATGAAGAAGATGAAGCAGAAGAAAGAGATGAAAAATTAAATCAATTTAAAAATGCTTTTACAGATATAAAACAAGGAGCTATAGACAAAGATATAGAACCTCAAAAAATTAATAATGGTACTGTTCCTAAAAGTTTATTAGATAAAGTAACAGAGCAAGGTCCTGAAATAAGAAGTATGTTAAGCAGAGGAGTAGAATAATGGCAAGTAAAGATATTTATGGTGGTGGAAATTTCGGTGCAATCGCTGGAAGTTTGCTTAGTCAAAGAAGGTCAGGATTTAAAAAAGCTATAGGTGTTAGTGTTATAGAAAACATTTTAGGTCAATTAAATCTCAGTAATAAAGAAGAATCAAATAATAACATTATTAAAACTGAAAAAGAAATGCAACAAGTTTTTAATAATAATGATGAAATTTGGAATATTAAAAAAGGTGAAAGAGATTTATGGAGAGGTTATCAAAGTGCGACCCGTAGAGGTAATGCAGCTTTAGATAGTTTTATAAATACAGAAGCAATTAAAAGATTTAATGCAGACTCTCATATACAAAGTGAGATGGGTTTAAATGCTTATAATACTTTACAAGGCGATAATTGGACTGAGCAAAGTAAAGAAAAAGCTTTGAGTTTTTTTGAAGATATAAAGTCAGACCTTGTTACAGAAATTGAAGGTTACAGAGATGATAAAGCTATTACTGCTCCAACAAAAACTAAATTTAATCAGGCTGCTTATGATGAGTTAGATGCACGACTTGCGATGTATGAAGATGACCCAAAACAACAAGGTGTGATTTTAAATATGTTCGGTAATATTTTTGGTAAAAACCAACAGAAAAGAGCTGAGCTTACACGAAGTTTAAACGAAGCTAAACGTATTAGAGCACAACAAGAAGACACTTATGAAGGTGTGACTTATGATGAAAAAAATAATATTGTAGTTGCACAAGTTACAGATACGTTACGAGAAAAATTTGATTTTATTACTACTAAAGAAGATGTAGCCCGACAACAAAAAACTATAAGAACTAAAATTCAAAGTGAAGGTTATCAACCTACTGTTGGTGATGTAAGACAAGCATTTTCTTTAGGAGTTAATCCTACTAACATAAAAGCTTTAAGTGATTTACAAGCAAACGATTTACCTTTGTTTGTAGAAACTTTTACAATGATAAATAATATTAATAAACGTATGCCTAATTTAGATGCTACGGATTATTTAGACCCTAGACAATTAGATATTTATGACACAGCTATGGGAATAACCAGAGAAGGTGTAAATTTACAAGCAGCTATAGCAGATGAAAAACAAAGAACTTCTGTTGTTTCTAGTATTTTAAATAGACTTAATAATATTACAGAGGAACAAGGTACGGGCACAAAAGATGATGATGAAGCAATAAAATTAAAATTAATAAATGGTGACTTTACTATTGGAGAGGCTAACGAAGATACGTCAACAGGTCAGTCTGGTGTTTTTGTTACTAATGTATTAAAAGCTGCAGAAATATTAAAGAAAAAATATGATGTACCTGAAGCTGATGTTTTACAAGTAGCTTATGAAATGCAATTAAGAGGAATTAGTATAGGTACAGGTGGAACTGAAGAACAACCTAATGATATTTGGTCTAGAAACGACCCTTATGTACAAACTCACTCTGTTGAATTTGTAAATCCTGATGTAGAAATGGTAAAATTATTACCTGAAACTGCAGGAATAGTTGCAAATAATATTAATACAAATTTATATATGCAAAGAGAAAATGAATATAAAGCTGCAGATGGGACTATGAAAGACTATACTCCTCTAATCGGTAAAACTTTTAACTTAGGAGATAAAAATGAAGACCAAGACTTTTATGTTACCTTTGATGTTATCGATAAGAACCCACAAACAGGGGTAGACATTGACCCTAAATGGGTAGCCACAGTAAAATATAAATAATTAAAGAGGTTTAAATGCCAACGTTAAATGATTACAATAGACGTTCATCTTCTACACCTTTTCAAACTTTAGTAACTCGTAAAAAGAAATTTACTCTAGATGATTTACGAAACGATAAACAGTTTCAAGAAACAGCAGAGAGATTTTTAATGTCTGTTGGTGAAGGGGAAGATGTAGATGATTTATTCGGTTACTTTAGAGGAGCTGATTATAACTTACTAGATGCTGGTAAGATGGTATCAGCTAGTAAAAAATTTACTGATGCACAAAAATTAGACTATCAATATTTACGAAATAAATTTGATAATGCTGATGTAGGTGGCGTAATAGAATGGGCAAAAGCTGGTGCTAATGTTACTAAAGAAATATTAACAGACCCTACTATGTTAGCAAGTATGTTTCTTGTTCCTTGGACAGGTGGTACATCTGCTGCTGCTCGTATAGCTGCAGGTAAAGCTGTACAGGGTACACTTAAAGCTGTAGCTAATAAAGAAATAGCAAAAGGAGTTGCTAAAGGTGTTGCAAAACTTCCGGGTCAGAAAATTAAAAATCCATTAACTGCAAATCAGATGACTGCGTTTGCTACAGGAGAAGGTTTTTTATATGGTAGTACTGCAAATTTTACAAAACAATCTACAGATGTTAATACAGACAGAAGAGAACAAGTTAATCTAAAAGAAGCAGCAGCTATGGGTGCAATTACTGCAGCTATTCCATTAGGCTTGAGAGGTGCTGGTGCTAGTATTTCTAAGTTTAATAAGTCAATGGACTCACGTAGACAAGCTAGAATTGATGGTGGAGAAGACTATAAAGGTGACATTATAGATAAAACTATACAAATGTCAGATGATGTTATTGAAGCAGTAACTCCTAAAATATCTAGGTTAGGAGCATTTGTTCAAAAACCAACTGCACGTTTTGTTCAAAGAATGAAAGAAAATGAACAACTTGCTGCATTAATTAAAAAATTTAGATATGATACTGGAAGAAGTATTTCAGGTGAGGGCTATGATGTAGCACAAGAAGTATCTAAACGTTCTTTTTATGAAGATGTTAATACATACAATGGTGCATTTAGAGATGAGTTTCAAGATATTGTTAATAGCTTAAAAGAAAGAGGAACAGTTACTATACCTAAAATTGGTTCACGAGATGCATTTTTTAAAATTCCATTTAGTAAACGAGGTAAGACTGCCGGTGTTAAACAAACACGATTAGAATACCAAAGAATTGCTGATGAAACAAACGATGCATTGGCTTATTATTTAAGGACAGGTAGAAAAACAGTTGACATTGATGGTAAAAGAGTTTCCTTAGAAAAAGCTTTTAATATGACTGAAAAAACAACAAACGAAATAGCATTGGCTGGTAGTAAAATTAGAAGTATAGTTAGTAAAATTAGAAAAGATGGAGTAGATGCTGGATTAAATTTGGGATTTGTAAAAAATTACTTACCTAGAGGCTTTGATTATAATGCTGTTAAACAAGAAATTCAAAATTTAGATAATGGGATTGAAGGAAATTTAGTTAAAGAATTAAAACGAGCTGAAGGATTTAAAACAAATCAAGAAGTCAAAGAAGTGCTTGAAGAAATTATTAATCCTACATCTATAGTTGGTAAAAGTTATACTGAATTAGTTACATTAGGAAGAGGACAAGCTAGAGAAGTAGGATATTCTAAGGCAGTTCCCGGATTAACAAAAGAAAGAAAATTAACTAATATAGACGAAACAAAAATTAGTGATTATTTAGATAATAATGTAGAAAATTTAATACATGATTATATTCAACAAGCCGGTGGTTATGTTCAAAGAAAAATACATTTAGGTGAAGACTTAAAAGAATTTGGTGAAAGATTTATTGTCCCTATTTCTGAAGATTTAAAAAATAAAGGTAAGCCTTTAACTTCAAAAGAGATAAAAAGTTTAGAAAATATTTATCTAGTTACAACTGGTCAAGTTGCTGGTATTGATAATGCGACAATGAGAAGACTAGCTGATATAGCTGTTGTAGGTAATCAGTTAGCACTTTTACCACTAGCAACAATAACTAGCTTATCAGAAGTTGCTGTACCGTTAGTAAGGGGAGCAGGTAAAAAACTTTTTCAAAAAGGTAAAGGAGAAGAAAACTTAGGTGATGGTGGTATTAGACTTTTATTTGAGTCTGGAAACAAATATCGTAAAATGTGGTGGAATGATGTTGTTAAAAAAGACCTTGCTGATAATAGACCTCAAGCTTTAAAAGAATTAAATAGATTTAACAGAGCACTTGACAGAGCTGGAGAAGATAGGTCACTTGCTATGTATGGACAAGGGTTTGGAAGAAGAGCTACTCAAGCACAAAACAAATTTTTTAAAATAAATTTATTACATGATTGGACACGATTTGTGCAGATGACCAGCTTTAATGTAGCTAAATCTAAAATGTATGACAATTTATTTGAACTAGCTACTAATAAAAGATTAAGTCCAAAGAAAACTTTACGTTTAGAAAATGAATTAAAGGAACTAGGTGTAAATGTTAATCAAGGTAAAATGTGGCTTTTAAAAGGAGGAAAACCTTCAGGTAAATTTTATGATGAAACTTTTTTACCTAGTGCTGCCAGATATGTAGATGAAGTTATTATGAATCCTACTGCTGCAGCAAATCAAAAACCATTGTGGCATTCTATGCCCTCAACAAGATGGGCTTTCGGGTTAATGGGTTTTCCCACAGCATTCAGTAATACAGTAATAAAAAATGCAGTACGAGAAGTAAGTAAAGATGTAAGAAGTGGTAGTCTTCATTCTACTCCAAGTGTAATTATGGGAGGCACTACTATGATTGGTATTGCTATGTTTGGTAATACACTTAGAACAGGTGGTAAAAATTTAGAAGATTTAGAAAAAGGCGAAACTGACTTAGGAGATGAGGTATTTAATGCAGCAGTCAGGACCGGTATGTTAGGACCAGCAGAACAATTCTATAGAGCTGAACAAAACTTAGCTTATGATAATTTATTTGCAGCAGTTGTTAAAAATTTTACAGGTCCAGCAGTTAATGACATTTTTGATTTATTTTCTAACTATGAAGGATTATTAACTGTAGCTTTAGATAAAGTTCCAGCTATAGGATTATTGAAAAGTACTAATCCTGAAGGATATAAAGAAATAAAAAAAGCAGCTAGAGAAATAGATATAACCACTAGACAATCAAAAAAGAAAACTGAAGAAAAACCTAAACCTCCATTAAGAGTTTCTACTTTTTCTACAGGTGGATTAGTTGAAGGAGATTTTAAAGTACCATATACAAAAGAAGACCCTGCTGATAGGAGAGACCCTAACACAGGCTTACCATATTCAGACCAAATGGAGGATTTATTAGGATGAACATAGATGTATGTAAAGAACAAATCAAAAGACACGAAGGAGAAGTGTTAGAGATTTACGAAGATAGTTTAGGATATAAGACTTTAGGTATAGGTCATTTATGTCAGCCTCAAGACCCTGAATATAATTGGGAAGTAGGAACTAAAGTATCACAAGAAGTTGTAGATATGTATTATGAAGAAGATTTTAAAAAACATTACATAGAAGCTAAACATGTATTTGGAATAAACGAAGACTGGGATGGATTACCAGAAGACATACAGCATGTTATAGTTAATATGTGTTTTAATCTTGGTGGTTCCAGACTTGCCAAATTTAAAAATATGTTAAGAGCTTGTCGAAGACATGACTGGAAAGAAATGGCTGTACAAATGGAAGACAGTCGTTGGTTTGGTCAAGTGGGTAGACGTAGTAAAGAGTTACAAGATATGGTATTAGGAGTATGAAATGAAAGGACTATTAAAAAATATAGTTGGAGCTGTTGCACCTACATTAGGAACTGCATTAGGTGGACCAATGGGAGGCATGGCAGCTAATATGATAGCTGATGTATTGGGAGTACCTAATACACCTAAAGCTATAGAGAAAGCAGTACAAGAAGCTACACCTGAACAGATGCTTGAGCTGAAGAAAGCTGAACAAGCTTTTGAAGTTCAGATGAAAGAGCTTGACGTTGATGTATTTAAATTAGAAGTAGCTGATGGTCAAGATGCTAGAAATAAATTTAGTAAAGATTGGACAGCTCGTATTATGGGTATAGCTGTAGTCGGTGGATTTATGGGTTATATATTTTTAGTTACCCTTCAACCACCAGAGCAGAACTCAGAAGCTTTAATTAACTTAGTATTAGGTTATCTTGGTGGTCTTGCTAGTGCTGTTATTAGCTTTTACTTTGGTGCTTCAAACACCAACAAAGACTAATGGAAGATGGTGGAAGTCATTGGTACGAGGACAAGAAGAAGGAAGAGACAAAAGAAGAAACAACATATCCTAAAGGCTGGTATTGGTGTCCAGAACGTAGGGATTATTTTAGGTACAAAGAATGGCTGAAGTTATAAGTTTAATAAACGAGGTAGGCTTTCCAATCGCAGCAGCGTTAGGGTTAGGTTTGTTTATATGGAAACTTATCAACAGAATTATTGATGGTATGGAAACAAAGCTAGATACTTTAGATGATAAAGTACAAGCAAGTTTAGATACGATGGAAGAACGAGTATCAACTAAACTAGATAGTCAATATGGTATCATAGTTAGTTTAATAGACAGAGTAAGAGCAATGGATAATCAAAGTATTAGACAGGATGTTCTACTTAAAACTTTATTAGGTACACCAAACCTTATAGAGATAGATAAGATTGCGAAAGCAGATAGAGATGACCAACGAAAAGACTAACAAGAAAATTTTACAAGTGGTAAATCTTGCTCCTAGTGAAACTTGGATAGAAAAAATTGTAGACGTACATCCTATGAAACAAATTACAATAGCTTCTATAATACAGGTTTGTGTGTTAGGATTTATGGGTGTATCTATGTTATTAATAAGTACAGTATTTTAATATGAAATTAATACCTACATTTAAAAGCGACAAGTCTATTAGAAACTGCAAGTTTTGCATATTCTTTTGGTCTATGTTAATTATGTTTTGGTCTGTTAATAGTATGGCAGATGAAATGATACACAAGTTTAAGTCACCATCTTTCAACGGTAACAATACTAGCTCACATTATCTTACAATAGAAAATCAAGAGTTCAATCGTAAAATGACTATTAAAGAAGAGTTAAAAGCTTTACAAGAACAAATTAAAAGAGATAAAGAAAATACAACACTTGCAAGATTCATAAGAAACTTGGAGTCTCGTATTTATGCACAACTGTCAAGACAATTAGTAGAGAATTTATTTGGGGAGAATCCTAGTACAGAAGGTACTATAGAACTTGAAGGGAATACCATTTCTTATACAAGTGATGGTGAAATAATAACACTTACAATTACGGATGCAGATGGAAATGTCACGGTTATTCAGTTGCCTATTGGCAGTTTTACTTTCTAGTTGTGCTGTTCTAAATGAGAATGACGACTTAGTATTAACAAAAAAAATACAGTCTCCATCTATCCTAGAGCTACAATCAGAAACTTTACAAAATTTACCAGCAGCAAAAGTTCAGCCAACGATAGCTATATACCCAAATAGTTTTAAAGATTTAACAGGGCAGCGTAGAAGTAATAGTACCTTTGCGTTATTTAGCACAGCTATTACTCAAGCACCCGAAGCATTTTTAATCAGGGCGTTTAAACATACTGCACATGGTAAGTTCTTTAGAGTTGTAGAACGTGTAGGATTGGATGACCTTACAAAAGAAAGACAACTTATTAGAACAACTCGTAAAGAGTTTGAAGAAGATAATAAATTAAAACCCCTGCTCTTTGCAGGATTGTTAGTTCAGGGTGGAGTAGTTTCATATGAGGCTAATCTAAAGTCTGGTGGATTGGGTGCTCGTTATTTAGGAATAGGTAACAGTAAACAATACAGAGAAGATACAGTTACAATATCACTACGATTAGTTTCTGTATCAACTGGTGAAGTGTTAATGGAAACGTTAGTGACCAAGAGCATTTTATCAACAAGTATTTCTCAGGATATATTTCGTTTTATTGAGCAGCAAACAGAGCTGGTAGAAATAGAAGGTGGTGTAGCTGAGAATGAATCTGTCTCTATAGCTTTACAAAAGGCAATAGAAACAGGAGTATTAAATATAATAAATATAGGAATAGAGAGAGGCTATTGGGAATATGAATAAAATAATATTAAGTTTAGTAGCTATAATATCTTTAGGTATTTATGCTGCTGATAATGAAATATACGTTGAGCAATCTGGTGCTACAGCAAATCTTGATTTAGAGCAACTCGGTTCTGCTAATATTATTGGAGGTTTAAATTCCGTAGCCGGTACTTTAACACCTCTTGATTTAGATGGAACTGGTATGACATTAGACATCAATCAAATTGGTGATACTAATAAGTTCTTAGGAGATATTCTTGCTGATAGTTTGACAGGTTTCTTTGAGTTTGATGGAGACAGTAATAGTTTCACAATTCAAGTA